CGGGCAAGACCTATCGCAACAACTGATCGACAAGACGCAGTTCGGTTACGCACTCGAATACGTGTTTCTCGACGGCAGACCGTTTGACTTCACCGATCACGCGTATCTGATCGATCTGTACGGTGACGTTCATCCTTACCAATGTATCGAGAAAGCCGCGCAGATGGGCGCGAGTGTCATTGGCATGATCAAGTCGTTCTATGTCTGCGATAAGCTGGGCAAGAACGTCATTTACTTCTTCCCGACCGATGAGGATGTTCGTGAATTTAGCAAGTCGCGTGTTGCGCCTATCATACGCGATTCGCCGCACATTCGCGCTATTGTTGACGATGTTGATTCGGTATCACTTCGGCAAGTAGGGCGCGGCTTCTTATACTTTCGCGGTATGCGCAGCAAGATTCGCATGAAGTCCGTTCCCGCCGATATGCTTGTGTTCGATGAACTCGACGAAGTAAGTGTCGATCAGTTTGAGCTTGCCGATCAGCGCTTGAACCATTCATCTTTGAAATGGCGGTATCTGCTATCAACGCCAACGTTCGACAATTACGGGATCGATTACGAATTCCAAAAGTCAGATCGGCGCTATTGGAACTTAATCTGCAAGAAGTGCGGCACGTACAACATCTGCGAAAGGCAATGGCCCGACATTGTTCGGCGTGTTGATGAAGTTACGGCGTATCTTATCTGCCGCAAGTGCGCAAGCAAACTCGATACGCAGTTCGGTACGTGGGTTGCTGAAGCGCCAAAAGTGCAGCGCATCCGTGGTTATCACCTTTGCGGATTGTATTCGGTGTACGCTGACCTTCCCGGTTGGTTGGATTCATATCACGGCGGGCGTAAACGCGAAGAGTTCATGCGGTCGAAGCTGGGTCTGCCTTGGGTGTCTGCTGATCAACGCGTTACGGAAGATGTAGTTCTGCGTTGCGTTGACGGGCATGAAATGGGACCGGCGATCCCGCACAGCTTCATGGGTGTCGATCAGAAGGGCGATCTGCTTCACATTGTCATACGCGCGCGGCACAAGATCACCAAACGACCCACTATCCTCTACATCGGCACCGTCACGAAGTTCGCTGACTTGGATGCTCTTATCCGCATTTACGATGTGGATATGTGCGTTATCGACGGTCTGCCTAATCAGCACAGCGCACGCGACTTCAGCATGCGTTTCCCTGGCCGCGTTCATCTTTGCTACTATAACGACAGTCAGAAGGGCGCATACCGTTGGACGGAACCCCGTGCGTTCGACGAATCGACGGCACCTTCGGATTATCAAGTGATTGTAAACCGCACAGAAGCGCTCGATGACTGTATTGAAGAGATAACGCATCGCGAGATAACGCTGCCGAAGATCAATGACGACGTAACGAACGCATTCGTGCGTCATCATTGCAACATTGCGCGTATCAACGAGATCGATGACGACGGCGGTGTGAAAGCTGCTGTTTGGAAGCGCCTCGGCGAAGATCACTTTTGTCACGCTAACAGTTACAGCGCGATTGCGCAATCAAAGTATGACAGCGGGCCGGTGCAAGCGGTTGTTGTGAATCCGCCAACAATGTCGCGCATTCAGTACAGCCGCAAGTACGAAAGCAGATCACGATATTGAAAACACTGACCGAACATCTCGCCGAAGGTTTCGTATGGCTTGGTTTAGTTCCGCGTGTTGTTCCGCATGTGCAAGCGCCGGTCGTGCAAGTTGCGAAAGTGAAGCCCGAGCGCACGTCATCGTTCGTTACGGAACCCGCAGAGTACGATGCAGATGCGGAGTTCATCGAAGCTGCGCGCCCGCAGATGACGTTGTTCGATCTGAACAAAGACGTTGACCATCTCGGCAATCACTATGAAGTGACGGCAACGCTGTATGAAGCGTCTGCTGACGGTTCGACGTACCGCTTGCGCAAGGTTGAAGGGCGCGAAGCATTGCGTGAAGCGATGGCGCATGCGTCTGACCGCTGGGCCGATCTGAAGAACCCTTCACTCGATCCCCGCCGCATGCGTGAGGCGACAAGTGCAACGGCGCGGGAAGCAGCGATCAACGATGCTGCCGACAAGCTGCTCGAAGGTTTTGATGATGGTGGTTCGGCGTGGGGATATGATGGCGGTAGCGGTGCTTCGCAGAATCAATCGTTTGCTATGGCTAATCGGTACGGCGATGGTCAGGATGTTAATGCGGAATATGTTCCAATTATGGGTGGCCCGTACAGCAAACAGCTTTATATCTATCAGTATTTACAGATGCACGCCCGATCATTTGAAGCCGTCAATCATAATCCGATTGCGCATCAATTAGTTCAACTGCAAACTGACTTCGTTCTCGGGCGCGGCATCGATCACCAATGCACGAACCTCGAAGTTGATGCCGTGTGGCGCGAGTTCTGCGAACGTACGGACTTCTACACCGATCTTGAAAACATCGCAAACGATATGTGGTGGCAGGGCGAGACGATGATGGAGTTTTACGACGATGATCCCAAGAAAGGTTATTTAGACTATCGCATGATTGACCCGTCAACGATATGGGAGATCGTGACGGATGCGGAAGATATTCAAAAGGTATTTTATTACCATCAACAATTCGCAAGTGCAATGCAGCAATTCGTGAACAACGCGCAGCAAATGAGCAAGTACATCATCCGGCAGATACCGGCAAACGACGTGCTGCATATCAAGCTGAACGTTAGCAAGTATGAGAAGCGCGGGCGCAGCGATCTCTTCTGCGTTCTCGGGTGGCTGAAGCGCTTAAAAGACTTGATGAACGCGCGGGTGGTCAAAGGGCAACTCGAAGCAGCGTTCGTGTTCGACATTGAGATCAACGGCGGCGATGCGCAAGTGGCCCAGGCAAACATGCAGCTTCCCGACGCATTCAAGCCGGGATCGAATTGGGTTCACAACAAGAACGCGCAGATGAAGCCGGTGGCATCCGGCATCAAGGCGAACGAGTCGCAACCGGACGTTGCAGCGCTTATCAATCTGATCGCGGTCGGCTTCGGTGTGCCCTCACAGTTCCTTGGCGAAGCGGGCAAGGGCGCGAAGGCCGGGGCGTTAGTCGCGACCGAACCCGGTACGAAGCGCTTCGAGAAGCGGCAGCGGTTGATCGAGTTCCTATCGCAAGCCGTGTGTGATCGCGTTCTGCAAACAGCGGTCAAAGCTGGGCGGTTGAAACTCGATGACGTACTGAAAGACGCGCGCAGCGTGCAGCGGTTAGCGAAGATCGGTCAAGACGCACCGACGCGCAGCGACGTGTCCGACGAGATGCAAGATAAGAACGATGATGCTGCCGACGAAGCCAAACAGCAGCAGGCGACGGCGCAGAAGCAGCAGTTGCAGATGAACAAAACATCGATGGCGCAACAGCACGAACTCGCGCTGAACGATCAGAAGAACCAACATCGTCAAGCACTCGCGGGGATGAAGTCGAACCCGACTAAGACCGTTCACACGATCACCGAACGGCGCAACACAACCGGCACTTCCCCCGCCCCCGTGCAAGAGTCGCAGGTGCGTTCGCTGCGTGTCGTGCGGTCGGGCGAGATCAATGAAGCCGCCCAGAATGATAATCCCAAGATGACGACCGATCAGCAGGCGCGCATCGAGGCGATCAAAGAAAGCGGCAAGCTGTCGGCAGAGTTCATGGAGTTCATCTTCCCGTCCATCGCCCAAGAGGATCGCAGCGCGAAGCTGAAAGACCTTGCACTCGCCGAGGCGATGCAATGGTTGCCGAAGTCCGTCAGCGCGAAGATGGCAGCGAAAGAACTGAACATCACGACGTACAGCTTTGAAGAAGCCTGGGCGCAGATCGTGCAAGAAGCCGAATACGGTTACTCGATGGCGCACGTCTATGCGCAAGACAATCAGCACACGCCCGCGACCGCGATGGCGCAAGACGTGCAGGCGGAAGAACAGGCAAAGCAACCGATCCTGCCCGCGCAGGCGCAGATCAACGTGCCGATCCCGCCCGCCGTCGCAGGCGATAAGCTGATGCCCGCACAGCCGCCCGGTGCCCCCGGCGCGAAGCCTCCGGGTGCTGCTGCTGGCCCCGGCAGCGTTCCGCCCGGTCAGCAACCGAACAGCGGCAGCACCAAAGTGAACAAACACAGCGGGCCGGAAGCCAACGACACCGATCCGACTGCGAAGCCAAACCAATACAGCAACGCGGCAAAGAACCCGATGACACCGGCAGGCGCGGCGAAAGCGAAAGAGGCGCAAGCGCGTAAACAAGCGATATACGATCAACTGCTACGCGAGACGATGGCCCCGGTGATGAACCTGCGCTCACGCATCGCGCAGACGATCCTTGCCGACACCGCAAGTGTTGATGACTTGCTTGCGGATTATCAAAAGGCAGCGAATGACGAATGACCATGCTGAAGTTAGTCGTGCGCGAGGGTGGCGCGGGCAGCGGCAATCACGGGCATGCCGGTCGCCCTGGTCAGATTGGCGGCAGCGGTGAAGGCGCGGGCGAACGCGGTGGAAGTGGTCAAGGCGACAAGCCGCCGTTTGAATTAGATGGTGATGCTGGCCCCAAGTTTTCATCCGTGCTGTTTCATGCAAGCCCGCATGATGATCTTGCAACAGTTCACGCTACGTTGTCTGACGACAGCAGACAGTATGACAACGCAACTTCAGCATTCGGTGCTTTCTTTGCTGAAGTTCCCGATACCGCGCATTATGGTTCAAACGTGTATCAGTCTGAAGTTACACTGAACAAGCCGTACGAAATGCCTTGGCGCGAATTCAATTACTTTCAGTCACCGGACAAAGCCGCCGATGGTTCATCTGCATGGTCACGTATGACGGAACGCGCAGATGAATTAAAAGGTGAAGCGCAGCAGTTGCGCGCGTATCTTTCAAAGCAGGGATACGACGGGATCATTGTGCGTACACGCAATGGCGCTGTGAAAGAACTCGCGTCGTTTAACGATGTTGCTGTGAAGCGTGTTCAAGAGTCAATGCGCGAAGGTGGTGCGGGCAGCGGCAATCATGGTCACGCGGGGATACCGGGCGAAGTCGGCGGTTCGGCACCAACGTCACGATTGTTTGACGCTGCCGTAAACGAACAGATGAAAAGTATCGGTGTAACTGACGATACGTTCATTCGCAACTACTTACCGACAATGGTCGATCAGCATCGTTCGGATGAAGATTGGCAGAAGATGCGTTCCGCTGATCCGGCAATGTATGCGTACTTCAAGAACGCAGGTGACGTGCGTACGAAGTATGAGATCGAGAAGTCGGAACGTACGATCATCGACGATCTGATCATGCAACACGTCGATAATTCATGGCACGACACGGACTTAGCAGCGGCAGCGAGTCGGCATGCCGGTGTGCCGGTCGATCTTGATTCCGACACATCACTTAGCGATGACATTAAGACTGACGAACTCGACAAGACGTTTGCTGCGCGTCAAGCTGAAGCCGGTGCGTGGTGGGATTCGCGTTATCCGAAAGGCCGTGCAGTCTTTCGTGGTGTCAGTACGCACCAAGCCGAGGCGCTTGCAAAACTAAGCGTTGGCGATACTGCGACCTTCAATCCAATCGTATCGACGAGTACAAGTTACCCTGAAGCGCGCGAGTTTCCGGTGTATCACTACGGCAGCACGGTGATCAAGTTCGATGGCGTTAAGGGCAAGAACATTCTCGAAACCGAGGAACGCAATCCGAACTTATATGCGCAATACGCTGGGCATGCTGAAGTTATCTTACTTGGGAAGTCGCAAGAGTGGCGACTTGCAAGCGTGCAAGATCGACCGCGCGGCGTAAAACAGTATACGTTCACGCGTCATACGCCGGGGCAACATAAGCGTGAAACGATCTCGATTGATGTAGGTAACAGTCTGCGCGAGGGCGGCGCAGGTAGTGGCAACAAGGGCCATGCTGGGCGCAAGGGCGAGGTCGGCGGTAGCGGCCCAGCTATAACACTGAAAGCCGTCAAGAAGCGTGCGTTCAACGGTACGCCGGTCGAACTCAAAAGCACAATGTCGAAGCAAGATGCGGGCAAGCTGGGCGAAGAGATCGTCATCGCGTACTTGCGCAAGAATGGCATGGCCGACGCTGATCACATCAACAGCGATCAGCCGAACTTCCCCATTGACGTACGCGGCGATCACACGTTGATCGAAGTCAAGACGGGCTTGGTCAGCAACGGCCCCGGCGCGCAGCAATGGCGTGCAACGATTGGACAACCCGGCAAAGCAGAAACCGAATGGTTGCGCACCGCATCACCGGAAGATAAAGCAGCGCACAACTTGAAGAAGTCGCAAGACATTATGGATCGAAAGAATCGAGTGCTGGCGGATTACGAAGCAAGCGGCGAAGCGTTCAAAAGCCGCACGATGACGGTGTTGCTGAATCCCGACACACGCACCGCAGATGTGCATATCATCAACGGCTTCCATCTGCGTATCGGTTGGAACAGTCCCGAGTCGAAGGCAGCGTATGTTGGCAGCTTCAAATACTGAACCGCCCGAAGTAACGGCAGAGATCAAGGCGCAACTCGATAAGTACGAAGCGAACCTGCGCGACAATCTCGATAAGTTCGTTGCAAATCGCAAGAAGCGCATCGATCTGCGTGAAGCGCAAACGAAGATTGTTGCGAATCTGATCAAGCACGCACATAAGGCGCACATCATCGCGGTTGAATCGATGATCGTGCGCTATCGTGCTGCGTTGCTTAAAGCGCTCGAAGCGCAGCGCGTCAACATCGTGGTCGCATCAACCGATCAGCATGAACTCGGCGTTGTGCTGAACAACCTCACGCAAGAGTTCCAAGCGCTCGCGCACACGTACGTGCCACAGGCGTGTGATCTCGGCATGGCGCGGGCGTTGCGTGATATGCAGTCGCGGGGGTGGTTGAAGCGCATCAAAGGCACACCCAAAGCCGATAAGATGGTTGCCGACTCGATCCTCGTCGAGAACATCATGTACTTGAAGGCGTCACTGCTGCCCGCCATGCACGCGGCACTGTATGCGAACACAACAGCCGACAACAAGCTGGCGGGGATGGAAGCGCGCATTGGTTCGTATGCGCATTATCTGTGGAAGTCAGCCGAACGCAGCTACATCGTGACGCTGCGCGATGCGTTCGCGAAGATCAAAGTCAACACGAAGCCGCGCAAGCTGCGTCTTGTCACGCGTGAATCGATAGCGCGCGAAGGTGGCGAGGGATCGGGCAACTTCGGTCATGCTGGGCGACCGGGCGAACAGGGCGGCAGCGGCGAAGGCGCGGGCGTCGTGTACGATCCTGACGTAAAGCACAGCGGGCGAATTGAAGAGATTCGATATTTGCCGTTAGCGAATATCTATCAACCCGAAAGCGAAGGCAGCGAAGTTGATCGCGTTTCGGATGATGTTGCGCGCGGGATGGATTTCAGCGAACCCGTGCAAACAACAGCGTTTCGCGATAATGCACACAACGGTGATCTGCCGACTGTGCAGTTAATCGATGGTAATCATCGATATGCCGCTGCACGGCAAACGGGACGCACATGGTTGCCGGTTACTGTTGACGCAACCAATGCGCGCGGTTCAAAGCTGAACGCATTGATTGCAATGTCGCGCGAGATCGAAGCGGGCTTGAAGCAATGATCGCAACTGAAGCGTACTCCTTATGTGAGTGTGGTTGCGGTGAAGCATGCCGCAATCGATTCGTTCACGGGCACAACCGGCGCGGCAAGTACGAAGGTGGTTGTCCCGAAGGTGTGCTTGTCGATCCCGAAGATGAATGGCTTCTTATCGAATACACATGGCACATCAACGATGCCGGGTATTTATGTCGCACGCTGCACCCTAGCGGCAACAAGGAACGCTTGCACATTCGCATCATGGGGATGCGTGAAGGTTTGGAGATCGATCACGTCAACGGCAACAAGTTAGATTGCCGCCGCGCGAATCTCGAACACAAGACGCATGCGGAGAACCTTGGCAACGTGCATGCTATGCGCAAACACAACACATCGGGTGCATTGAATGTGGTGAAGCGTGGCAGTCGTTTTACAGTTCGCGTTGTTAGAGATAAGCATGTATATCATGGCGGCACGTTTGACACACTCGAAGAAGCTGAAGCTGAAGCAGTGACGTTTCGCGCGAAAGTGTACGAACAATGAGTGGCATTGCTACACAGGCGTTTTTCATTGGGCCACAGGATGCCGAGTCTTGTGATGGTTGTGACGACGCAATCGACAACAATCCATATACGCTTGAAGATGTGCCCGAACCGGGTTCGTTTGAATGTCAAAGTCGGTGCCGTCACATGGTTCAGCTTGACGGAGAGGCACCGGAAGGCGTCGAGACGGTCGATTGGTCATCCGATCTCGGATTCGTCGCCAGCGGGGCAGCAAAGGCCACGGATGATGAATACGGCGGCACCAAGTTCGACGACGAGGGCAAGGAACGGGCCGAGGCAGCGGGGATCGAACTCGCTGACCTGACGGCGGATGAAGCCGCCGTGGTCGATATGGACCCCCAAGAGATCGCGCAGTATCTTGCCGACAATGGATTATCAATCGACGATGTTGATTCGATCCTGTCCGACGACGACGCAGCAGCGGTTCGGGCCGAGATGCAAGCCATCGATTACGTTCCGCCCGATGAAGCAGACGCAACCGATCTCAAAGATATGCTCGCGGCGGGCGCAAGCGAAAGCATCGATGCGTACGTTGACGCCAATGGTGTTGACGATCTCAAAACGTTAGCATCGGGCGGGTTCAAAGACGAAGATTCAGCGCAAGCGTATTACCTCGCTGAAGCGCTCGATACGGCTGAACCGGACATTGGATGGGAACCCGAGTTCGATCCCGATACGCTGACTTGGACAGTCACAACACGCGCACAGCGGGCGGCAAAGGCAATCGCCCAGGGCGATCTGTACGGCTTGCATCAAGGTATCAAGGAATCGATGCGCGAGGGCGGCGAGAACAGCGGCAACAAGGGCCATGCTGGGCGACCAGGGCAGCGGGGAGGGTCAAAGCCCGGTGCTGGGCCACCAAGCCAAAAGCTGATCAACCAACGCGCCCGCACGGCCCGCATCAAGGCCGAGAAGGCAGCAGCGGACGCAAAGGCAAGCGGTTCGCCTGACTTCAGCGTGTTGCAACAAACGGGTCAGCTTTTACCGCCTTCTGCGCCGAAGCCGGTTTCATTGTTTGATCGCAAGGAGTTGATCGGCGAGCATCTGATTGGCACCGATGATCGGTATATCTTCAAGAGCAACGATCTTGATTCGACAACGCGTGCGGTAATCAACGGTAAGTTGGATGAATTAGAGAAAGCATACCCTGAACTTAATGACTTAGTGAAACATACAGGGTTCGGCGCGACATTTGAAACGACACAACCCTCAGTATATCAAGACAAAGCAGAAGTGCGCTATGCGAAGTCTGATTATATGGAATGGAGTCGCGCGCAGAATCCCGACCCGACACTCGATGCACCGATGGAAGATCATCCGTCGAAGATGACTCCGCGCGAGTTTGCCTTTCACACATCGATGTATCAATCACAGCATGAAAAAGATGAAGCCGTTGTATGGACGAATGACAAAGATGGTCACATGAATCGTGCTGACAACGCGAACGTACCGCCTGCATTGGTCGATTACTTCAAGTCGCTGACGCCCGATTACAATCCAAAAGAGTACGTCGCAACCGGCCCGCGCGTCGAAGGTCTTATGCGCAGCGGACAGGCAGCAACGGCGTTTTACGAAGCGCACGATCAGTCATCGGTGATCGTCAACTGGAACGCTGATCTTGCGCGCGTCAGTGCGTGGGATCAAAAAGGTGATCGTACAACGCGACAATACTTCGATGATCCGAAAGAGCGTTACGCATCGATGATAACGCATGAAACGGGTCACGTTCTGCACAGCGGACTAAGCAGTTCGGCAAAAGCTGAATGGGACGATGTTGCTAATAAAGCGCTGGGACTAGGTGCTAACCCGACCAGTGATCCGCAAACGAATACGATGAACGTAGTTGATGCAGCTTCGCGATTCGATACGAAAGTGTTCGTTTCTGAATACGGCACAACCAATGGTCACGAACTGCTTGCAGAGTCGTTCGTGTTGTATCGTGATCCCGAACTGCAAAGCCGGTTGCCGAGTGCAATCAAAGCGTTCTTCGACAAACACTTGAAAGGCGAATGATGACACGCAAGATCGTTGCGATCTCGGATGACTTCGAGCATGGCATTTCAACAATCGAATACGATGACGGCAGCAAAGAGATCAGCGGCCCAAACGGCACAACGTACGTGCCTGCGCCAAAACCGCAAACGGGGGCGGGAGATCGGCCCATATGAAGATCGGCGTACACATCCACAACCTCGATGTGATGATCAAGAATCTGAAGAACCTCGGCCCAAGGGGAGCGGAGCAGATCGACGATACCTTGTTCCGCTGCATGAACCTCGATCTGTATCCGCAATGGGTCAAACAGATCAGCTTGAACGATCACACGCTGCAAGAGTTAGCGAAGCTGGGCCACCCGTACAGCCAACGCTTCCAACCCGACAGCTTCGTGCATCTCGACGAAGTTGTTCACGTTCAAGATGGTTCGCTGTTGGGCGGTTCAAGCGTACGCAAGTCTGCGCATGGTTATCAGCTTGTCAACGTTTCGCCCGAGTACGTGTTCCTGCGATATGGAACGTACAAGATGCGCATGCGTGATCCTGGTGGCGCGGCACTGCGAGATGCATTGCCCGCCATGCGCAGACGCTTTGCATCCGAGTGGAAAGGCCGATCTGATGGTAAAGACTTTGCACGCTTTCGAGTGTCATAACATATGAACGATGACCCCGAACCAAACGAAACCATCTTGCCGCCGTTGAAAGACGATGACGTGCGCGAGCGCTTACGTGGATTGCGCGAACGTATGCAAGCCGATAACGAAGATGAGATCAAAGCCAAGATGCGCGAAGTCAGACAACGCGCGGCAGAGAACAATCCGTACCCTCACAAGTTGCGTGATTAGTGCCCGACGATAGCGAACCGCAGTTCATCACATATCGTGAACTGCACGCGATACTTGATGAACACGTTACGCGTCGTGAGTTCGATCTGCGTGCGCAAACCGTTGACGACAGTATAACAAAAGCATTCGCTGCTAACGCATTGCTTGTCGATAGCCGATTTGCCGCATCACAAGAAGCAATCGAGAAAGCTGACCGTGCAACAGAAAAGCGGTTCGAGTCAGTAAATGAGTTTCGTGCTCAACTTAGTGATCAAGCACGCTTGTACGCAACACGCGAATCGCTTGAAGCGTGGACACGTGAAAGCCGTCTTGCGCATGAATCGTTAGCAACTCAGATCAACGAACAGGCGCGTGTGTTCGTATCACGTGAAACCGTTGAAGCACAAAACAAAGAACTTCGTAATCTCATCACGACCGAAGAAGTCAACATCACGACATTATCCAATCGAGTATCAAACATCGAAGGTCGTGTTCTTGCATACGCTGGCGCAGTTGGTGTCGCTGTGTCCATCTTTTCTGTTCTTGTGAATGTCGCACTGCACAGCTACTTGAAATGAGATCGCATTGATTGCTGAAGGTCAGCTAACCATCCACGAAGAGTCGATTGCCTTGCTGCACGCTCTAACCATCGATGCGGGCGGAATATCGCAATCGGCGCTGATCAAATACGTGCAGCGAGTGGCGCGGGCGACAGTTCCTTCATCGCCCAGCGAGTCCATAAGCGTCGAACCTGTCGGCAAGACGCCTTGGGATTGGATATGCGGCAAGAACATCGCCTTGATGCAGGCAGCGGCCCACGAAGGCACAGCGGGGGCGATTATGGACTTACTGCGCGGGATGGAACTGTGGGCGCGAGATCACAGCACAACGCTCGATTATGCTGATGTTGGTCGTACTACATGGACAGACGACGGTCGCTTGATCGTCGAGTTCAAGATCGGTGAGGGTTTCTGAAATGACGTTGATCATCGTACTGGTGGTTTTGTTCTTGCTGTTCGGTGGTGGGTGGTACGGCTATTACGGTCGGTCGAATCCACCCGTTGCCGGTGTTGCTGGGCCGTCCTATGGATACGCGCCCGGCTTAGGTGGAATCTTGATCGTGCTGCTGTTCATATACTTGGTGTTTCACGTCCTCTTCCATATCGTGTGATCGGCAATGTACGAATCGATCAACTCGATCACGTTGCATTGCAATGCCGCCGACCGCGATCAGACCAAACACGATGATGACGATGGCGATCTCGGCAAGGTCAATCATCGAAGTTCACCAATACGCGTTCAATAGTGCGTCTTTGATCAGTTGCGCATCATCGTCTTGTTCTGTATCGCTATCGCTAATGACGTGTTCACCGCGCACACGACGGCAAGCCAACGGCACACCTAACGTGACGCATGTACTGTGTGGAGTTGCACCGTCTGCGAGATCACGATCATGTTCGACGTTATCGAGCGTTCGTTCAATGATGCGGTTTATACAAGTGACGATATGCGGATGAACGTATCCGGTCTGACCGCGTTCGCTACGTCGTCGGCGAGGTATAACAGCTTTCGGAAAACACGTACGACGGGGCGGAGATTGAGGGATTGTTATCATGCAGTACCTCTATCGGTAGGATGACCCTCCGAAAGAAGAACACAGACGTATACTTATCAAAACTCGATGAATTGCAAGCCAAACAATCGCCCAATAAGACGGACACCAACGTTACACGCGAGTATGTTCGTAAACCAATCGAAGATGAATCGGACTTACGACTTCGCAGCAAGTACATCGAAGGCAGCGCAAAAGGCAAGAAGAAACAAGTATTGCGCTCGAACGCTGCGCATGCGTATATCGTCAACCTCGAAGGTTATGCCTATACCGCATCGATACTGGTCGATCTGATCGCGACTATCGAATATCAGCGAGCGCGGCGTGAAAGAATGGATCGCGCAACGTAAAAGGGCGATGGCACAAAGCGTATCGCAAGACTCGATGAGATCGCAATGTCTTAAATGAAGAGACGAGTTCGCACCAACAGTTCCCGAACACGCAAAGCAAAAAGTAAAAAGGCGGGGCGGGCGAAGGGTCGATCTCTTTCAAACATCAAGATAGAGACGAGACACATATAGAGTGATATGCAGTATCGGATGATGAGCGATTTACTTTGAATCAGCGGAAGATCAATGCGTACGTCTCTTGGGATCGATGTATTCGTCGTCAGTATCCCCCATTAAAACAAGCCTAGGCTTGCCTGCCTTCCTTGCCTCGCTCACGTCCCTAGTGCTGTGTTGACCTAGCGCTTTTGGCTTTACTGTCGTGGGCATGTTTTGCCTACGATTTCGAGTGACCTACGGATATGCAATCGGTTGGTCGCTGACGCGCAAACCATTGCAGCGTAAGGGATTGCGGCGCGCTGAACGTAAGCAACCATGCGAGTTCCCCACCCAAGGGTTCTACTGCCGGTGCCTCCGTGGAGGGTAGATCAGTGACGGGATGGTGTGCCCGACTGCCTTCGGAGATGCCCGTTGCTCGACCGCGCTAGGCACGCCAAGCGGGCGGCACGGTTCTCGGGGGGATCGCAAGGGGGTGGTTCAGGTGTCCAATCTCGGGCGCGGGGTGCTTTTGATTAGCCTACGATGTGGTCACCGCCAACGATCTCGTTCCCGAAGTGTCACTTTGGGTCAGGCGCAAGTACCTGTATCCACGGGCTTTGTCCGAAGCGAGCAACCCATGACTACGATGCTAACGCAACGTTGATTTTAAGGCTCTAGGACGCACGCGAAATGGGTACGGTATGTTATCCCATTGGATTCGCACAAAACGCATTCTAGCGAGGTTGTAAGGTGAACAATGCAAGCAAAGTAACGTATCCGTTAGGCACGCGCTTGAAGCTGCCGGATGGAAGTATCGTGATCCGGGTGCGCAGTGACAGCACGAAGCGTCATCCGGCGTGGCGCACCGAACATGAACTCGTCGTGGAGAAAGCGCTGGGGCGCAAACTGCGTGATGGTGAATCAGTCGAACACATCAACGGCAAGAACAACGACAA